TTAGATGTGTAAAGGTATCACCAACAAGATTAAATTTAGTTCGCATATCAATTAAAGTATGACTGGTAAATTTCAAAAAATTGTTTTGTTTTTTCTGGAAGATAGTTTTTAAAATTAGGAATATCTTTAAGTAAACTCAAAGTATTTCTATATCCAATAATTTCATTTTCAAGATTAGTAATTAAATCTTGGACATTTCTATCTTGATATACAGATGCTTTATTATAGATAACAGAATTTGGAAAATAATGTTGAAGAATATATCCTCCCCAAATATCATCCATCCTACCAACAAAAGGTAATACTGTATAGTATGGAATGACTTCTCTTGCCAAGAATGTATTCTGACTATTAAATGGTGCTATTTGATTTGCACAATAAGGTTTTGTAACATCAGAATATTTCATCAAAGGTTTGAATGAAAGTCTTGCCATGGCATCAATATCAGGATCGCCATCCCACAAATCTGCTTGGACCAATACCTTTCTATATGTCTTTCCTTTGTATGCAACATTATGCCTTGTGGGCACATACTCAATTGGATAACCTCTATGCCAGACTTCATTCCTACAAGTCACAGAAAGAGGGTCAAAGACATCATGTGATGATTCATACAAATCACATTCAATAGTATCTCCTACATAAAGGTCTTGTCCCCAATTGTCATAAGGAATATTATCATCATCTACAGTAGCAATTACATCTGCACCACGTTTATATGCTTCTACAAATCCAACATTTCTACGTTGAATAGATTTCCACCCAATCACATCAGAAAGGTCTTTGTATTTTTTCTCTTGCTCTTCTGGATGTAGGTAAATACAATTTAACTTTTCATACTCTTCATGTGGGGTTTTGGTATCTCCAACAACAATTAATGTCCAATCATGAAACTGACAAAACTTTTTTGTAGCTACAGTAGGAGGATTGATAGTTGTGGTTACAATATACTTATTCATACTCTAATCAAAGTAGTATTTTCATTTACATAATGCATAGGATACTTGATAAATCCCCAATTAATTTTGTTTTCATAAGTATCATGAGAATAGAAATTATCTCTGGGATTTGGACGTCCATGACTAATGTGATAGTAAGGAGATTCCAAAAACTTCAATTGCTTTCCTTTCTTATAAACATTCCAAAGAATTTCACCATCCATAGCAGATTGACTAAACTGCGTTCTATGTCTCACTTCTCCTTCATTGTATCCTGTTGCTACATTAAATAAAACTTCTCTAGAAAGCATAGTAGCATCACCAGAATACAATCCACAAATACATGCATCTGGAAACTCTGGATGATGAAGATCTTCTGCTGGAGTATTTTCATCTGGTGTATATCCCAAAGGAATTTCTCCTCTATATCTGACTCTATAAAATACATCATTCTTATTAATGTTTTGTAATTCAGTTTCAATATCTTGAATCAATCTTTTAGAAAGAATAATATCTGAATTGGTAATTAAAATTAAATCTCCAGTAGAATGTCTACACCCAACATTCTTAGCAAAGTATTCATAGTAAGTTGTTGGATTTAGATTTTCTCTACAAACAACAGAGTTGTGGACAATAATATTTCTAACTTTCTTGTGTGATAATGCTTCTTTTAGACTTTCATTTGTGTGTAAATAAACTTCATCTAAAGGATTAAAGTCAACAACAATCATTTCATAATCTATACCATGCTCATCAAGATTCTGAAGATTGGTAGATACTGCTTGATTCAATCTTTCAATAAAGTTTTCGCCATAGTTATCATCACGTCCACCAAGGACAATACTCAATTTCATTTGTTTCGTTCCTCAATTTGATTTTGAATCCAACTATATGTTTTCCCAATTCCTTCTTCTAATGTTTGTGAATAATCCCACCCAAGTTTTTCACGAATCAAATCATTATTAGAGTTTCTTCCACGAACACCAAGAGGAGCATCAAGGATATGATTTTTCTTAACATTTTTGTTTGCAACTTTAGCAGCAGTTTCTACAAGTTGATTGATAGTAACCATTTCTTCTGACCCAATATTTACAGGTCCAATAAAGTCACTCTTCATCATTCTGTAGGTTGCTTCCACGCATTCATCAATATACAAGAACGACCTAGTTTGTTTTCCATCACCCCACACATCAATAACTCCTCCTTCTTCTGGGAGGTAGGCAACTTTCCTACAGATTGCTGCTGGTGCTTTTTCACGTCCTCCTTCCCAGGTCCCTTCTGGTCCAAAGATGTTGTGGTAACGAGCAACCCTAACTGGAAGATTATGATTACGATGATAGGCAAAATACAATCGTTCTGAGAAGAGTTTTTCCCATCCATATTCTGAATCTGGGTTAGCAGGGTAAGCGGATTCTTCACGACAATCTGGGTTGTCAGGGTCTAATTGATTGTGCTCTGGATACATACATGCTGACCCAGAGTAAAAGATTTTAGTTTTATTTACACCTTTAATTTCATTAAACTTTACAACTTCATCCAATACATTCAGATTAATGGTTGCAGAGTTGTGCATAATATTAGCATCATTTTCACCAGTGAAGACAAATCCTGCTCCACCCATATCAGCAGCAAACTGATAAATTTCATCAAATGGCGTTAAAAACTTAGATTCAATTTGTTGATAAAAGTTTCCAAGATAACCACCAAATCTAATAATCCTACGAACCAAAGAGACATCTCTGAGGTCTGCAACAATAAATTCATCTGCATGACTTTGAGAAAACTCTGGATACTTTAGGTCTACACCACGAACCCAGTAACCTTCAGACTTTAATTTCTTGACCATATGACTTCCAATAAAGCCACCAGCACCAAGCACTAGTGCTGTCTTTACATATTCACCCATAGAATGCATTAAAATACCTTTGTATATATTATAATAAAAAAGAGGAGTTTATGCAACTCCTCTTCTGTAACTCAGGCTCGCCACCAATTCTTTAACTGGAAATTGGAAACCAGGCGGGAGTGTTACCTCCATCCGCACCACTTGCTCTTTGAGGAAGCAAGAAACCTTAGGGGGTCATAATGACTCCACCAGGATTTTTAGTGTCTCTCCATGACATCGAGGGGGTTTCCCGACCAGTGCAAGTTTATAGACATTCCGGGTCTAATAGGGACACTGGGAATTGAACCCAGACCAACCCGTTATAAGCAGGCCGCTCTACCATTAAGCTATGCCCCCACCAAAATTAAGACCCCTCTTCATGGTCTGTGTATATTCGTATCAAATCATCTTGGTTTTCTTGAGTGTTTTTGTATGGAATTAACATTACATTACCATGCTCACTAGTAATCATAAATGTCTTTCCATTTTCTACTTCATCAATAAAACGATCAAAGTCTTTTTGAAATTGTTGAATGTTAATTTTTTGAATGTCCATAATCAATAAATGTCTTCATCCTCAAAAGTTGATGGTTCTTGGAAGAGCTCTTCCATTTTTTGTTTGTGTATTCGCTTGTATAACTCATCATACTTGTCATCTGAGGTATTGTCAAGGTCATCGAACTTTACAACCATAAGTCCATCTCCTTTCCTAACTCCTTTCATTTCTGGGTGTCCTTTGACTTTTGGATTTTCTCTATATCCACATCTTTCATGCATTACCATCCATCCCTGAATAAACATAGAAATTCCAATACAAAACAAAATAATAAATGGGATAAAATAGAGAAACTCCATTTTAGTGCATCCAATTTTTAATCAACCATATAGAATGGATAATACCAAAAACAAATAATGCACCTATAATTCCACTAATCCAACCCACTCTAATTTCATGACTTTTAATTGCTTTTGTGATGGATTGGTCAATCATAGATTGCACTTCATCCTTATCCATCTAATTTATTCCAGAGTTTATCTAAAGGGTCTCTTTTACCTTTTACAATTTCACATGCCCTTTTGTAAAACATATTATTTGTATTACCAGATTTTTCAAATGTTTCTTTTATTTTCACCCAATTATTGTAGGTGTGTTCGTCCATTTAAAATCTTTGTAAGTGGTCATTTAACCTGATTAATATCTTTTCTGCATCGTCAATATCTATTCCATCTTGTTTGGAATAATATATGTATTCATCTAAAGCAAGCGTAATCACTTCTATGTCGCTTTTTGCTAACTTTGGTGATTCCCAACTCATCTAATTTCAAACTCCAATTTCTTAACTTTACGATTTTTTCTTGACTCTTGAAAAGCAAGGTCTTCTTTACTTAAAACTGACTTACTTTCTTTCTTAGTTATATTAGAAACTATTTCTACTTTTGTCAAATCAATAGCAGTAATAGTTTCTCCCTTGATTGTTGTTAAGTTATCACATCCACAGCATTTAGTTTGTGATGGATGTGACTCCAATATTGTATTGCAATTTTTGCACCTGATTTTTAACATCGATAATCATCCTTTTAATTTCGTCAAGTTCTTCATGTATATCTTGGTGATGAAACCTCAAAGGTTTCTGTATAAGTTCGTTAATTTTTTTCTTTTTCATCATTCATTTATTTAGAAGCGGGTGACGAGAATCGAACTCGTGACTCCAACTTGGAAGGATGGCATTTTACCCCTAAACTACACCCGCATAAGAAGGGGGATTTCTCCCCCTATATATTCAACTTTCTGATACAACTAAACGTTTTGCATAGTCATATGAATAAGATGTACGAGCACCATGATGCCCCCATCCAATCCAACTATAAGCATAATCCATGTATCTGTCAATAGATTTTCCAGGAGTTTTCATCCTTTCTTCTATTCTCTTCCACTGGATTTCATTTGTCAAGTAATTTAATTGTGTATGAAGTGATGATGGATTCCCACCAAACTTTCTAGCAAAGTCACCCAATCCATAATAACGACTTGCAGAAGTCCACTGGATAAGTCCATATCCTCTTCCACAGGCACCATATGATGTCCTAGCGCCACCTTCACAGATATTAGGCACAAATGTTGACTCTTGCCTAATATTGCCCATGATTGTGGCAAGGGCGTTTTTATCTTTAATCCCACGCTCTTGGAAAAAAGCGAGAGCAGCATTTTCATGCTCATTACACCCTTTACAAATTAGCCTCTTCTCTTTAGGCTTTTCTGGAGCAACCTCGCGGATTGCTGTCTCTTGTGGCATTTCCTCAGGGACAATAGAGAAAGGTTGTTTCTCTGATGTTGCTAAAGATGCTACTGAAGGCAGTGATGCCGTTGTGGTTGTAACCGCTACCAAAAGAGGTAAGGCTACTGTAAAGAAATTTTGCATTAATTTTAATTGAACTCTACATCCCAATAGAGAAAGCGCACTTCCCTCTTCTCAGAGGGCAATCTCCTGGGCTCTAATGTCAAGGTCAAAAACTCATGACAATCTCATGATATCAGGTTATTTATGATTAGTCAATCTTATTCAGATTCTCAAGAGACATAATTTCAATCTCTCCTTCATTTACAATCCAATCTTGAATCTCTGCATACAAAGATTCTGCATCCTCAGACCTTCCTTCTGCACAAAGGTCATGCATTCTATCAATAATTCTATCTACTTCTTTAGTGCAAAACCTATGCAGTTGTGTTGGATTCATAATAATCTTTTCTGAAATAGCGACTTAAGATGTTACTATTGTAGTATGCAGGTATCCCATCGTCAAGAGATTCAGTCAAAACATTATTCACAAACAACTGTCTTGTCTCTTCGTAATTTGTCTTTCCTATTGTCTTGTGTAAAGATAAGATAGTCCTTTTAAACTTATCCTTACCAAATTTTTTTACATCTTCTTTTAACTCAGGACAAGACCCATAATACTTTTTCCAATCACTTTCTTGTTTTACTTTTCGTTTTTTACCCTTAGGTTTTCTAAAAGACCAAAAGTATTTCCTACCAATATACTTCCTACCATTTTCAATACATTCAATAAGATAAACAAAACCAAAGTGGTCTTGAATATCATCTGTATCAAAAATTTCCCCATAGTATCTCCAAGGGTTTTCATAGCTCATATAAGTAAATCCTATAAGCTATTATTTATCCTTCATCCTTAACAGAGTGATTCTAATGACAGTTGGGGTCTTTGTCAACCCATGCTCCTCTAATGCCCATAACTCCTTCAGGGCACTCATAGTAAATAGCATCCTTTATGACCAACCTCTGAGTGTCAGAGAATCTTGGAGTCCTCAGAGCATCCAGGATGGTCTTGTTGGTCATCCTAGGGGGTATAGAGGACTCCCATCTCTCATAGTCCCTTAGAGCAGCATCTACATCTCCTCTGATTCTTCCTTCTAGAAGCTCTGGAGTATTCAGAATATTATCTTGTATTGGATTATCTTGAGGTAATATATTTTTTCTAATTAATTCTCGTTGTATCTGGTCTATCCATCTCCAGATTGTATCTTGAGAAATCTTTAGTTTTACTGATAAAAATCCTACTAAAGAAAAAAGGACTATACTCCAAAAAGCATAGTCCCATATTGACTTTTGTTTCTTTCCAAATTGAAAGTTAAACCTCATGGCTCTACGCCATATCTCCTATCAGAGTGAGCTGTGTCCATACTTCTTTGAGCTTGTGTAGTGGCAGTGGCATACATTACATTTTTCCATCTTTTACCATATCTTGCTTTGAAGTCCTTAGCAGATTTCTTAAGACCTTTTACTAATCTTTCTTTTTCTTTGGTTTCTGTTGGGTCTAATTCTCTTTCTGAAATAGTTTCCTCATCAAAGTGCTTTCTAGCTGCTTTGACCATATCAGCATATGCTTTGGTCTTCTTCATGTCTTCAATAGCTTTTTGATTTGCTGACATTCTTGCTTTATGACTTAAAGGCATACCCTTTACTGCTTCCAAGTCATCTTTGGTTGGTCTATCAATCCTTGCTTCACTAAAACCACCAACTCCCTGCCTTCTTTCATCTCTTCTTCTACGAGCACCAGGAGATAGGTCATGAGGACTAAAATCACCTTCTGAATACTTATATTTGGGTGGTATTGGTTTTCTTCTCTTAGGCACTCTTCCTAAATTTGATGCTCTATGATCAGGACCTTTAGAATCCATTACTTTTACATGCTTTTCATCTACTACATCACCTTCTAATTCATAGGAATCTGCCATTCCATGAATGTGTCTACCTCTTGATCTTTGGTCTTCTCTTCTTGCTGATTGTGCCTCTGACCCTGCATACTTAGTAGCAACACTTGGTGCCATTTTACTTGCTTTTTTATCTCTAGCTAATTCTCTTCTTAGTGCCATTTCTTCTGGGTCTAATGCCTCGTTCATCTGAGCATAAACCTGCTCATATGCTTCTCTGATGTTGTTTAATCCAGCCATGACACAACAAATCTTTTTAGTTATTTATAATTAGAATGTCCTAATCTCATTTACATAATCTATTGCTATACTCAAATACTTATGAGCAAGCTCTTTTTCTTGTGGGAGTCTTGCTTCTCTATCTAATCTATGTTTTAAATCATTAAGTTTTGCTTTTAATTCGAAAATGTCAGTAATGTGAAGCATATTTGTAACTACAAAAAAAGAGAGGTCTTAGTGACCTCTCTATATTTAGTGTTTCAAAGTTTGAAACCTGCAAATGTATCTTTTTTCACATCTTGTTTAATACCACCAACCACATAACTTTCTACTTCTGTCTCTTGTGGAGCAACTTGAAGTCCTTTGGAAGAAATCCAGTGCTCAGTCCAAGGAAGTGGATTATTCTTAGCAGATACTTCATAAATTGGTTTGATTCCAATAGCACGCATTCTTCTATTAGCAATCCACTCCACATAACTATTCAGAAGTTTATCATTAAGACCAATCATAGACCCATCCTTAAACAGATACTGTGCCCATGATTTTTCTTGGTCCACACAAGTTTTAAAGGCGTTAATTACCCAGTCCTCTTCTTCTTTAGCAATTTGTTGCATTTCTGAATCATCGCCTTCACGCCACTTATTGATGATGTTTTGAGTAATGACAAGGTGCTGATTTTCGTCTCTTGCGATGAGAGAGATAATTTTAGCGGATCCTTCCATAAGTTTGAGTTCACCAAATGCAAAGCTGCAAGCGAACGAGACATAAAACCTGATACCTTCGAGAATGTTGACATTTGCAATAGCTCTATAAAGTTTTCTTTTTAATTCAATTCTTTCTTCTCTTGCATAACCTGCACCTTCTTGTGCAAATACCCAAGCA